TGGCGCCGACATTCCGCTGGCCTGCTTTGAATGCCCGCTCTGCGGCGAGGTTCTTGGCGGTAATGAAGACGGCGAGGCCGAGGCGGCCGACCGTGCCGATTTGAGCGGCTTCATCATGACGGAGATCGATCTGTTGAAGCGGTCCAGCTTCGCCTGGATCGATCTGTTCGGGGCCGACGACGCGCTGATGGCCAACGGGTTCAACGCCTGGGGCGGCATCTTTTTCCTCGACGGGCGCTGGCATGCAGTGGGCGGCGCGAAGGGCCAAAGCCCCCGTTTGCTGGGCATCGGCGAGCGCACCGTCTGCCTCGCCCAAGCCGACGATTGGCTGAACGAGGTCGAGACTGATGAAAGCGCCTTCAAGACGCGCGGCTGGTTGAACCAGGCTGCCACGGAAAAGCAGCTGCAATATCTGCCGCCCGCCTATCGGCAGGACTACGGGCTGACCCGCTATCACGCCTCGGCGCTGATGACCTTCACCTTCAACAAGCGGGCGATCCGCCATCTCGTCATGGCCGCCGCCCCCGAACAGCGGAGGGCCGCATGACCCATGACAATCAACATTTCCCTGTCCGCAGATCAGCGCAGGACGCTTTGGCATCCGCGATTTCAGCTTTGCGCCGTTTGCCGTTCTCCGACGCATGGTTTCGGCTGGTCGGATCCGGTGCGCTCGAAGCATCGCCGGCCTTCGGTCTGGTTCTGCTCGATGGCCTGCCAAAACTACTGGTGGCGCTTGGCGCGGGGATCCTCCGCCATGGTTGACCTGACTGAAGAGGAACGCGGGGCCATCACCACGACCATGAAGCGGCTTGCCCTGCTGATGGACGAAATCGGCTGGCAGACTCAGCTGGCCAATCTGTCAGAGGCCCAAGTCCGCGCCGTGATCGAGGAAGCCGTCGAGGGCTTTCGCGAGGCGATGGCTGATATCGCCAAGACCAAAAGCCCGGAGGTGCCGTTTTGACGCTGGATTACAATCACAGACCCAGCTTCGCCGAGAAGGTGAACGCCGCTGTCGACGCAGCGCTGGCCATGGAAAACGCTGGACGCACACCGCGCGATTATCTCGGTGGCTCGCGCCTCGGTCATGCCTGCGAACGCGCCTTGCAGTTCGAATTCACGCATGCGCCCAAGGACAAGGGGCAAGAGTTCTCCGGGCAATTGCTGCGCATCTTCGCCATTGGCCACTCGCTTGAGGACCTGGCGGTGGCCTGGCTCCGCGGCGCGGGCTTCGATCTTTACACGCGGAAGAGCAATCGCCCCGATGGTGGCCAGTTCGGCTTCTCGGCCGCCGGTGGTCGGGTGCGCGGCCATGTCGACGGCATCATCGCCGCAGGGCCTGAAGGTCTCGGGCTAACAGTTCCCGCGCTTTGGGAATGCAAGACGATGAACGCCAAGAACTGGCGGCTGTGCGTCAAGGACGGCGTCACCCTCGCCAAGCCGGTCTATGCCGCGCAGATCGCACTCTATCAGGCTTACATGGAAGCGAGTGTCCCCGGCATCAGCGCCGCACCGGCCGTGTTCACCGCCATTAACAAGGATACGGCGGAGATGCACCATGAGTTGGTGCCCTTCGACGCTGCCCTTGCGCAGCGCATGTCCGACCGGGCTGTGCGGATCCTGCGGGCCACCGATGCGGGCGAGTTGCTGCCGCGCATCGCGACCAATCGCGATTTTTTCGAATGCCGCTTCTGCCCGTGGGCTGAGCGCTGTTGGGGGCTCGCGGTGTGACAGACGCTCCACGAGACCCGCCCAAAGACACCCCAGACAAACCGGAGATTTCCATCATGGGCATTGACCTTGGCGATGACCAATCACCGCCCGAGCCAACCAAAGAAAACCTGATCCATTTCAACCCGTGGCGGGACTTCAACGATGCCGTCTCGCAGGTGGAGGTCTTCGGTGACGAGCCGGATCCGGAGCAGATCGCCCAATTCATGGATGTGGTCTTTGGCTATTCTGACGGGCTGATCCCGGTCCGCAGCTTCATCGACATGGGCCAAGGCAAGGAGGGTCGGCCGCACAATATCTGGATCGACGCTGATGCCACAGCACCGGGCAAGCTCGCGACCTTCGCGACATGGGCTTCGCGTGAGGGGGCAGCGGTCTATGTGATCCCCGGCACGGTTGCAGCACCCGGTCAGGCCAAGGCCGCCGAAATCCTGCAGATGCAGGCCGTGGTTGTCGATATCGACAACGGCGATATCGCCGCCAAGCGGGCACATCTCGAACGTCACCTTGGCCAACCCAGCATGGTGGTCGAAAGCGGCGGGATCACGCCCGAGGGCCAGCGCAAGTGCCATGTCTGGTGGAAACTCAGCGAGCCCGCAGAGGGCGATGATATCCGCCGGGTATGCCGCCTGCGGGGTGACATTGCCGCCAAGGCCGGTGGCGACATGCATTTCCGCTCCGCCCACCAGCCGATCCGGGTGGCAGGCTCGGTCCATTACAAGAACGGGTTGAAAACGCAGGTCCGGATCGTGGCCATGAATCCCGCGCTGGAACGCGATCTGGGCGAGTTCATCGAGGCGGTCACCGACATGCCGCCCGCGCCGGGCATCTCCCTGCAGCCCGACTTCAGCCACCCTGACAAGCCCGCGATGAGCGAGGTGCTGACCACGCCGGTGCGTGAGGGCGCGCAAGATGACTGGTCGCGCTTTGAGGGTGCCAGCGCCGCCATCGGGCATTTCATCCGCATGGTCCACGAAGGGCGGATGTCGAAGGACGAAGGCTGGGAGGGTATTTGCGGCTACAACGCCGCCATGCTGCGCCCGCAGTGGCCCGTGGAGCGGCTTCGGCGCGAGTCCGAGCGGCTCTGGGCCATCCATGTTGAAAAACACGGCCCCCCGCTCATCCGGCTCGACAGCGCAGCCCCTGCGCCGAATGAGATGCCGGCCTTCACGCTGGGCGCGCTGCTGGATGACCAGAGCCCCATGCCCGAGGAAATCATCGCGCCCCGCGTGCTGACGCCTGGCGGCCTGCTGGTGCTGGGCGGTGCGCCCAAGGTCGGCAAGAGCGACCTGCTGATCAGCTGGCTCGTGCACATGGCCGCCGGGGTGCCGTTTCTCGGCTTCACCCCACCACGGCCGCTGCGGGTGTTCTATCTACAAGCGGAAATCCAATACCACTATCTGCGCGAGCGGATGAAGCAGATCGCGCTGCCACCCTCCGTCATTGTGGCTGCGCGCGACACCTTTGTGGCCACGCCCAAGTTGAAGATGCTGCTCGACAACGACGGCAGCGTGCGTGTGGCCCAGGCCATCGGGCGGGCCTTCCCTGATGCGCCGGTGGACATCATCTGCATCGACCCGATCCGCAACCTCTTCGACGGCGGACCGGATGGCGGCGGTGAAAACGACAACACCGCCATGATGTTCTTTTTGAAGGACCGGGTCGAGGTGCTGCGCGACTACGTCAATCCCGACTGCGGTGTGATCCTCGCGCACCACACCAAGAAGCTCAGCAAGCTGCAGGTGAAAGACGATCCATTTCTGGCGCTGTCCGGGGCCAGCGCGCTGCGTGGCTTCTATACCTCCGGCCTGATCCTGCATCGCCCCGACGAGGACGCGTCCGAGCGCAAACTGGAGATCGAACTGCGCAACGGCCCGGCGCTGCCATCAAAGCTGATCGACAAGGTGCGCGGCCAATGGGTCGAGATCAACCCGATGAATGAACGGCTGGTGCGCGCGGAAGGGGGGGCAAAGCACGATGCCGAGCGTGAACGCAAGGGGGATGTGATCCTGCAAATGATTGCTGAGCAAGCAGCTCGGGGCAAGATGTTCACGCTGACTCAATTTGCTGCGAAGTTTGAGAACAAGGGCAGCCTCGGAGGCAAGACCAGTATCGCAGACCGGCTCCACGTTCTGGCGACAAAAGGCCACGTCAAGTTTGTCCGCGGCAAGAAGTTGGATGAGCTCGGTTTGAAGCCAACGAAGTCGAAATTCGGTTACATCTGTGTCCAAGGTATGTGCCTCAAAACCGATGCCGAGGTGATGGACGTCGTTACCGGGGAAGTTGTTCCCGAGGTCGTTGGCGTCTTCCCTACTGACTACATGTGCGCTGAATCCGGCGCCCTTCTGCCCGTCGAAAATCCCGAGATCTGGGTCGATCAGGACGGGGGTTCAGAATGAGTTTTCCCATCCAAACAGGCCCGTCCAAGAAACCGGATTGTCCGGTTTTCTGCCAAAAACCGGCCCGGGTTTTAGGGCGGCGGTTTTTGTGCTTTAGAAATTATCTATTAAAGTCAGAGGTTTGCGCTAAATTCCAGAACCCGGATTTCACTCATTCAAAACGGTTTTTGGGAAATAGGTTTTTGTCAGCAAATTCAGTTAGTTACGCTAAAGCACAAAACCCGGATTTACCCCCCCTAAAGGGGAAGGTGTCCTCCCCGCTAAACGCGGGAGAGACACTTCCTTCCCCTGGGCTCGTCTTGGGCTGCGGAGTTGGTGTGCCCAAGCAACCCCTGGAGACTTTTCATCCGACGACGGCGACCCGCTCCGCCAAGAACATGATCGCCGTCGTCTTCCACCCTGAGCCACCCCAACCGAAAAGGAGACCACCCATGGCTGACCCGACTCTGATCACCACAGGCATCGGCGCAAGGGCTGAATCGCCGCCCGCCACCCCGACCGACCGCACCATTCTCGCGCTGGACCTCGGCACCACCACCGGCTGGG